TAAGTATCCATGAGGATTGGCATGCTATGCAGCGAAAGAGGTATGAGACTAAGAAGTTTACACCACCAGGCTACGGACATTATGTTGTTTGGTCTGCTTATCGTGTTCGCTCATTCATGAAGGCTCTTAACTTGAAGCCAACAGTCTATGATGCTAACCTTCGGGCACTAGCAAAGATTGCTGGCGTCCATCCCTACGATTTCCTTTGGAAGACTAATCCAGTGGTATTTGGCGAAAGGCAAGGTCTGTCACGTTATAAGATGAAGCAAATGATGGGGTGCGACGCATTTGATCGGATGACTTGGCGTTTCAGTGTCTATGGATATTGAACTAAATAAAAAAGAAAGAAAAAACAAAAAATTATTTATTTTTTTGTAAAAATTGACCCCCAGCGGGCCTAAGACAAAATACAGCAGTCGCAAAAATGTCAGGAATCTTCAATAATAATGATCTGCAGGAAATGACTAGTAATCACAAGTTCTATAAGCAGGAAGATGAACGCAAGATCTTGGAGAAGTATTCATGTGATGTGCTTTTCAAGGATATTCGTGACCATTCAGAAACACATGCGGCCAATATCCGGCAAAAGCTCAAGGAAGAGATCCGACAGGGTCGTGCGCAAATGATGATTTGGAAGTGTAGGGAGACAACTTACTATCGCGAACCCGGCTCTTCATCAGATTGCCGCCACAGGGAGAGCAATGTAAATCCCGAGATTACATTGGAGGAAGTCGTTAGCGGAAGAGGATGGGACTATGAAGTCTTTGTTCCAGGCAATGGTTCATATAAGGTCAGCAATACTCTGCGGCTGACAAATTGTCTTCTTCTGTTGGCTCATCACTTTGGTCCGAACTTCTCTTGTTCTATGAAGCGCAGTCGTTTTGAGACGAATGACCTTTATCATGTATATGAAGTGGAAGTTTGGCTTCGTTGGCATCCAACTGCTAGAAACGGAGCAGTAAAGGAGGCTGTTGATAAGGCAATTGATGCTTATCATATTCGGAATCCTGCACCTCCCGTTGAAGAGGTTCCTTGCCAGTATTGTAACCAATTCTATTCACATGAAGGCTGTGGTCCTGCACTAGATTACTGTTCCAATCTTTGTTATCGGAGGGATAGTGGTGTATCCGATTATTAGGGTCAAAAAAATTGATTGGTTGGCTGTGGTATAGTGTAAATGTGCGCGAAAATAAGAAATTAAAATGAACACTAATATCAGCAATAATCTCAGTAATACTCTTGGAGTTGTAATGACGCAGATTCAGCGTGGTGCTGCTTGGGTTTACAAACAGAACTATGCGGGAATGTTTGAAAAGTTCTATAACACGCGGGAGTGGCTTATGTTTTCCTGTGCCAGTCTCTTCATTGTGTATATGATTTCCCTTTATCTCTTGTATACTCCTCCGGCAAAGCCTCGTTCTACTAAGCGCAAGTTGGAGGATCCATACGAGGAGCAGAGTCGCAATATCAAGCGTCGTCTTTCTCTTCAGGCTGAGAAGTATCGCCATGCTTCTGCCTTCATGACTATCCAGCAGCAGGTTGGAGAAGACCCGCGTAGTTGGCCTGTTATTCTGCTAAATGAGGTCATCCTTCTACGGGAGGATCTTGCTCGTGTACAGAAGAAGGAGTTCTAAATTCAGAACAGCACAATAAAAAATACAAAAATAAAAATCTAATCTTTTTTTGTGGTTGATATATAAAAGAAAATTTCGTAAGAGTGTAGATGGAGTATAGTCAAAAAATTTGTATTGAACGAGTAGAATTTCACGACCTCTTAGCATCAGGGAATGATTGTGCTATGTATCTAAATTTTTCTCTGTTTTTTACTACTCTTCTTGGATTTTCTTTTTTAGGAGGTATTCATTATTGTCTTTCATTGCAGAATGAAATTGAGGGATTAGTTCAAGTAAAGAAGTCATTAATGGAACATATTTATACTCTTGAGCAAGAATTAACGGCTGTGTATGCTGAGGTCCAGCAGGAAGAGGAACAGGAACAGGAACAGGAGGAGGATCAGGAACAGGAAAAGGAACAGGAACAGGAACAGGAACAGGAACAGGAACAGGAACAGGAAGAATTGAATGATCTAGCAGAAGATACAAAGCCTCACGCAGATTAAAAATGGATTTTTTTATTTTTTTTTATTTTTTTTACACTTAGAAGAATTGGTTAATTTAGATTGCATCTACATTCACCTCCTCATCATCAGGCTCAGTTCTGTCAAACTCAATGCCACCCTCTTCCTCATCAGAGCCAGTACCGATTGTCCCATTGAAGAATCGCTCATCCAACTCAAGATTCATTTCCTTGAGCTTGGAAATCTGCTTAGAGTTAAAGACGCCAATAATATGCGCGTGAACAGCAGACTTCACATCTCCGCGGTCGACCACAACCAAGTTACCAACATCAATCCACACCTTTCCGCCCTTTCCAGTCATCCGGCCGATAATCTCTGCTCGGATAAGACGGTCACCGCCGAGCCAGACACTAAATGCTCCGTTGCCCAACTTCTTGTCAACCTTACCCACAACAATTTCAGACTCTGCTGAGGTAAGAACGATTTCATTTGTGGCTACATCATCCAGAACATCATCCACCATCTTTCTATTCTTCTTGGACTTGCCTCCCTCCTTATTAGAGCCCTTCTTGGCCTTATTACCTCCTGTTGTGTTCTTTGGCATTTCTTAATTTAGGATTACGTCTTTTACTTTGCAACTACCCTAAACTTTGGCGGTAGCCGGCTTCAATTTTTTGTGGCCTAAAATTTGAGTATGCTAGCAGTTGGATATATTAGTAGTGAAACTAACAACAAAATGCTTACCCGTAATCTATATAACCTACAAGAGGTCAAGGCGTCACTAGCATATGCGATGCTTGTGCGTAAACTTCGTGAATCGCTCTTTTGGGCGCAAGAAATTCTAGCAAGTGAATGTGGCTGGGAACTTGGTGATGTTCTTATCCACTTCTGGCTTCAGTATTGTTGTCCCTACGATATGACTCTGCCAGTAGCAATCAAAGCAATTGATTATGATGGTGATATGGACACCGCGATAATTGCAGTAATAATGCGTCTTATTCAGGCACAGACAGGTGAAAATATGATTATGGAAATCTTCGTAGAGGGATTTAATCGGTATCCCTTTCCTAACTATAAAGTCAAACCTACAAAAGAGAACGCACCATTTGCTAGAGTATTATCGGAGAAGTCTGGCATTCCAGCATTAATATGTCTTGAAATTTGGAATGCTCTGGAAAAGGGCGAAGTTAGTCGTGCTTGGCATATTGCTTTTCAACAGGGTAAGGGCAAGGAAGGAGCAGTGGCCGACATTATTCCACTGTTAGCCGAAGGCGTGCCCACTTCTCGTAGAGATGGGGTGGATACTCAACAAATGTTGAGCGTACCTAAGAAGACAATTGACTGTCTGCTGGAACTTAGTAATATTCTAGAATTAAAGGTTCATTCCTATATTGCCTGCTTCTTGCTTATAGGGCTTTCAAAGGCTGAAAAGATTAAGGCTCGTAAGAAGACTGAGATTGAATATGACAATATTCCCAGTCTAAAGCTTTCAGTTACCTCGTGGTTTAAGAAGCAGGGGAAGAGATCCGGTCGTGTTCATGTAATTGAACAGAGGGCTCTTTATGGGTTGGAGACAAAGGCTGAACTGCGGGAATTATACGATATCTATCCCCAGTTGAAGAATGCTACACCTTTCTGGCAGAGAATTATTGCGGGATACGATTTAACAGATGACAACAAGAAGGAAGAGTTCTATGATACATGGTTTCCGAATGATATTCCGGATGAATGGTCACTGGAGGACCAGCAGATGAGCCATCGCTTGAATGGGAAAGAGGCAGAAGATGATCCACTCAAGTATCTAGAGATCTTTTATAGAAAGTTTCGTAAGTCCCGCCGAGTTGGAGCATACAAGAAACTTGTGCTCGGTAGGGATTTTAGAAATATGGAAGTATCCTAGATAGAGATGGCGTGGAATGTATATCTGCTAGTTTCATCGGAGGGGCCAACATATGTTGGTGCGACTATTGATTTACATCATCGCTTACGTCAGCATAATGGAGAAATAAGTGGTGGAGCAAAAGCAACCTCCAAATGCGCTGGGAGTTGGACCCGTGTTTGTCATGTAGAAGGATTTGTGGATGAATGTGCTGCTCTTCAGTTTGAATGGTCTTGGAAGAATTGGACAAAGAAATTCAAGGGTGGAAAACCTTTAGAACGACGAATTAAAGGATTATGTGGACTTGTTGACTCTGAAAAAGCAACTAGTAAGGCAAAGCCTTTTGCTGCTTTAGAAAATCCTTTAATTTTTGTTATAGAATCGAAAGTTGTTGAAGAATTATGGATGCGACAAGCAGAAAAAATATGGGATCATTTTATTATTGAATCCGCGGTTGAAGAGTTTAAAGATTAAACTACATATGAATATAATGCGTCAAATTAAAACAACTTCGGCCGACCATGAAGATGAGTTTGCTCATCGTTTATTGACAGATAGTGATTCAGAATTTAAGGGAACTTTTTTAGATGTGGCCTGCGGAAATGGTCGTCATAGCAATAATACATTTACATTAGAGGAGGCGGGATGGAAGGGAACTCTAGTTGATAGTCGGAGGGAGGTAATGGAGTTTAATACTCGTATTCGCAAGTCCCGTCTTTGTGTTGCTGAGCCAACTACAGTAAACTGGCATGAACTTATGCAGAAGAAGCCCGAAGATGTTTTAGTAATTGATTATATTTCTTTTAATATGAATGATAATATTCTTGAGTCTGTTAAGAATTTTCCTTGGTCAACTATACGTTTTCGTGTATTAACACTCAAGCATAATGAATTTATGATTGGTCCTTCTGTGAAGGAAGCTGTTCGTCGTATTCTAGCAGCAGCTGGATATTTTCTATTGGCAGGTGATGTTTGTAATGATTCCGGATACAAATCATTTGCGGATTGGTATGTTGACCCCAAGACTGTATCTCCTGCTCTTTTTATGAAGTATGCAAATTACGGTGTTCGTGGAATTGAAGTGATTTACAAGCAGAAAATATCTTCGGTACAGAAGTTTGTTACTCATTCTGCGGACTTACAAGATGAATTTGCGGCTCGTCTACTGGGCAATAAGGGTCGTTTTTTGGATATTGGATGCGGGCACGGTATCTGGGGAAATAATACAATTACACTTGAACAACTTGGCTGGGATGGAGTTATGATTGATTTGGATCTAGATGCTTGGAAATGGAATCAGGTTAATCGGAAGGCAAAGTCTTTTTGTGATGATGTAACTACATGTGATTGGAATGTGATTCTAGGAAAGAAGCCTGATGAAAAAATAGTATTTGATTTTATATCTTTTGATGTGGATGATGCTACAGTTCCAGCACTAAATCATTTCCCATGGTCAACTGTGCGATTTCGTCTTTTAACAATTGAACATGATTTCTATCGTGTTGGACCGGCTACGCGTAATGCTATTCGTGAAATGATGTCTAAGCATGGATATATTCTATTGGCAGGGGATGTTTGTGCCGATTTCCTTTGCCAGCCTTATGAAGATTGGTTTATTGACCCTACAACAATTTCACCAATGGATTTCCTTCCTTATGTTTCTAATGGACTTCGCGCTGCTGAAGTAATTTACACTCCCCGAACTTAAGAGTTTTAATCATAAATATATAAATGACAGCGGAACATAATAAAGCATAT